ACCAAGACCCAGACCAAGACCAAGGCCCAGACTTAGACCAAGACATAGACCCAGACCCAGACCAAGATCCAGACACAGACCCAGTCCAAGACCCAGACCCAGACCCAGACCAAGACCCAGACTTATACCCAGACCTAGACCCAGACCCAGACCGGTACTTGGTTCGCTTAGTTGCCATAACTCTTCCTCCTAGTCAGACCAAGACCTAGACCCTTGGTTAGCAAAGGTCTAGGCATTTCCTTTTGGAATTACGTCTTGTTCATGACGCCGAAAGACTCAATCGCAGCCGTCTGGACATACCAAGCCTCAGCACCAAGGTCTTGGGCGTCCTTCCACTTTGCGTCATTGAAGGGGCCAGTTTCGTAGACCACTTTGGCTCCGGTCAGTTTGACGCAAGAGCTATTCACACCTACCAGCTTACCTGTGTAGATATAAACACCACACCACAGCGTCACAGTCTGACCCAACAGGGCTTCCAGACCTTCGTTCTGTACTTCGTTAACGATAACCTTCATCACAATTCCCTTTTCAGGTTTCGGTTTGGCAGGCTCTTCAGCGTAGGGTTGCCAAGTCTACGGACCCTAGGACTGCCCCAGGGTTTCGCCTCTACTTTAGAATGATGCAGTCAACATGGTAGGCAGACACAGCGTCTCCTGTCGTTAGGTATCGGTTAGCTTTATTGCCTGCTACATACTCGCACCAGCTATCCCACCAGTACTCACTACCCTTCTCTTGACATAGTGCTATATAGGCCAACACTTTAGCCTTTCGAGCCTTGGGCGAAAGCTTGTCCGACACTTTCACAGCACTAGCCTTTAGTCCTAGGCGTGTTAGGTTGTGGCTATCAATGCAGGCCGTGTTGAAGCCTATGCACTGCAACACGAAGGAAGCTTTCACCATCCCTAGGTTGGGTACCTTCATAAGCAAGAGCGTCGCTTCAGCGATAGTTTCGGGGTTGTCCCTTCCCTTCTCCTTTAGACTATGTAATTTACCCCATAGGAATTCCGCGTTGTCCATAGCATAGGCCAGTCCTTCTGCTTTCTTTCCCCATAAGAATTTGGAGCTGAGACCATTACGCGCTATATCATCCCTTTGCATACCTACTGTTGATAGGCCAGCTTGTATGGTACAAAGAACAAATTCTACCACGTCAATTAGTCCATCTGGACTTGCTGCCGCGTGTTGTTCTATTGCTGCTACATCTTCACGATACATGTTCTTTCCTCCTAGTTGATATTGGCCATCGCCTCGGTTAGGGCGACCTGAGTGTCGTCAACACAAGCCACGATCAAGGTCTGTTTTCTGCGTAGGTCATAGGACTCTACGTAGTTCACCCTTTCCTCGACAACTACTCTTTTGACGTAGTCTCCGAATTCAGGAGACCATGGTCCGCCTTGTTCCCATTGGACAAGTAAAGTATAGTACATGTTAAAGGCTCCTAGTTGGTTGTGCGATTGTGTTAGCTGGTTTTGAGAGGCTTGTAGACCTTCGAAAGGCAAAAGGAAACGGTGATCCGCCCTAGCTTGAGAAAGCGGATACCACCAACCTTGCGATACGAAATGTTAAACATTTTCTTTCCTCCGTGTTGAAAGTTCCCAAAAGGGAAAGCTTATGCCTATTGCTTAAGCAATACCTAGGTTGGCCTAGGTTAACATAAGCTTTCCCTGATATTTTTGTTTGGTGACTTTGCAAACTTCTTTCCCGTCGAACCTACGCGATGCACGCTTATAGGCCGGGACGCATTATTCCGACACTTCTCCCCTAGTCCAAGCGCAAGCCTAGTCCAAACAAACTAGGCGCATCGCCTCTAGCTCACACACCCGGAACACCTCACGTTAATAGGGCGCTCAGGCTAGGGGTTTCATGCCAGCGAAGACCGCTAGGCAAAGTCAAACCGTATTCAATTGTTCAAGAACCGTCAGGCTGTTTGCTGCCTTCCATGTATCCAATATAGAAGCGGCAAATTTTAAGACAACAAAAAAAATGCGGTTGTGCTATCGTGTCGCAGGTTATCGTTATGGTTGTGGTCCTACGTGTAATTATATTGTCTAGGGAAAGGCAGCCGAAGTAGGAGAGACAAAGAAAGAACAAGGGGAGAACAAAGGAAGAAATAGCGATTAAAGACATTTTAAGAGGCGTTGAGGGGGCATCTCGATTTTCAAAGTATATTTCAACCAGGATGCAGGGGTTCGCAAATGTTCACGGGTTGTTCTCTGCAAAGATGAATGAGAATTGAGCCTGATTTATGCGTTTCATGCAAAGGTAGCAGAAAATAAGGGATTCAACTAGGGTTCTACGTAGTTTCAACTAGATAGGCGTTCGGTGGTGGGATGCAGAGGAAATGCCCTGGCAGACCAAAAGGTAGGGCACTAACGATTAGGGCACTAACGATTAGGATACTAACGATTAGGTTGCTAACAAGTAGGGCACTAATGAATAGGGCACTAATGAATAGGGCACTAATGAATAGGATGCTAAAGAGTAGGGTGCTAATGAATAGGATGCTAATGAGTAGGGTACTAAAGGCCCAGGCAGGGGGTGCGCGGGGGTGCCTCTTTATTGTACATTGTACCTCAAGATTTTCTCACAAATTTTTCAGAGTATGCAAAAATTCAAAGGGGTCGTAGATCACAGACACAAAGGTGTAACACAAAGGCTTAAAGCGCAAGGTACCGATCAATGTGTAAAGCGAAGTATATATACTACACCATACAATTTATTTTTCATCTTTTATCATTTTCCCTATTGACAGGTTTTTCAAAACTTGGTATAATGTATCTACTTAAGCACAGAACATAAGATATCTATCTTATCTATCATTTCTTAGATATATAAATATATTAATAAGAGAAAAGATACTTAAGTATATACTTAAGTATAGTGGCTTAAGGATAATTGTTTTTGTAGTTAAATAAAATATTGACAGATACTATTGTATCTGATATAATTAATATATATAAAATATATAAGGGTATGTAGTTATGATCTCTACAGTTTTTTTGGTAGTAGCTATTCTTATGACTCCCATTGGTCCTCAAGCTGTATCTTTAAATAGGATTTATGAAACTAAAGAAGCCTGTGAACTAGGTAGATCTGAAGCCAATCTTCGATCTACTAATACAGTTTTGATTAGTAAATGTATAGCTATTGGACTTGAGGTTTAAGTAAGATGATGTTTCCAAAGGAAACCTACTTTAATGGTAGTAATAAAAGAAAGACTAGATCACTATTTTATGAACTAGCTTCTGACCAAAAGGAAGATTGTATCTTCACCATTAAAGAAGATGATACCGTAATTAATGGAAAGAAGTATATTTCTCTTAAGAAAATATACCTAGACCTTGTAGCTAATGATCCAACTGAATATGAATTTTCTCGGAAGGTGTTTGGTTCTTGGGAGATTTGGGAAGCTATCTACAAACAGAGAGACTTCAAAGTTATCATTGAGAAATGGAGAAGTGAGGTAGCTATTAAAATTAAGTCTGAAGCTATCCGTTCAATCGCAGAAGAAATGAGGTCTGGTGGTAGGTCATCCTTCAGTGCAGCTAAGTTGCTTCTTGACAAAGGCTGGATAGACAAAGAGACTTTCGACAGCAAAACCAAAAAGAAACAAAAAGAAAAAGAAGAAGAAGAGAACAAAGAAGCTAGGTCTCTTCTGCTATCTGACGCAGAAAGACTAGGTTTAAGATTGAACTAGCCTATGCTTAAGTTTCTTACTGCTATCTTATTTGTATTTTTAGTGTCGTGCTCTCCTGCTGATCTTGTAATGAAAGCAGCAGGAAGTGTGCTAGGATCAGGTAGCAGTAGTGGCACTTCAGTGAATGCTAATGCACAGATAGGTGCAGAAAATGAGCAATCAGTCACATTAGGTACAAGACAAGATAATGGTGACGTAAAGCTAGGCACGACTAACAACAGCGGTTCCTTTGAGATTTCACAAGGTAAAACCAATAAGGTTAATTCAGAGTCAGTAGGAACTGTTGTTGTTAATGAAACAAACTGGCAACTAATAGTTATTCTTACTCTCTTTGCACTGGTAGGCTGGATGTTACCAACACCAACAGTTATGTGGAGTTCCTTTACCAGCCTTTTCAAAAAGAAAAAAAGAACAAGAAGGCGTAGTTCAAATGGCTAAGAAACCCTCATTAACAAATATCGCCTCCGGGTATGCTTCAGCTACTCAACTAAATAATAACTTCGATGCAATTAAAAATGCGTTTGAGAATGTTTTGTCGTTGGACGGTTCTACTCCTAACGCAATGGGAGCAGACCTTGATCTCAATGGTAATGACATCATCAATATCAAAGACATTACGTTTACAGGTACTATAACAGGCACCTTACCTGAAGGACCAACTGGACCTACAGGCCCTCAAGGAGACGAAGGCCCAGGCATTACTCTCATAGAGGACAATGGTGATGGTACTCTCACTATCACCTACGGTGCAGGAGGTACTACAGTAGTAACTGGAGACCTAACAGGTCCAACTGGAGCCACAGGTCCAACGGGAGCTACAGGTCCAACAGGCGCTACAGG